CGGTGAAGGTGTTCAATCTTTACGGAACAACTGTTCATTCTCGGCGGAATGACTGTTCAATCTGAGCGGTTTCACCGCACAACGTCAGCGGAATATTCATCCTGATCACCTTCAGTTGACATAGCATTTGCCATAAGCATATCCGCTTCATCCTGAAGCTGCTTTATATTAAGTTCAATATTATATTTATTTAGCGTTTCATTTTCACCGGATACCGCATGCTCAAGAGTGGTCTTTATTGCTTTCAAAACTTCCTCTCTTTGAGGAGCAAATTTAGAGATGCCCCTGCAAATAGCCTTATGCAACTTTTCTTCAGGCACACCAAATGATTTCTTGCAATATTTTGTTCCGTTTTCAATTCTGTTAAGACAACGCCAGTAAACCATTTTCTTGCCGTTGTAATATTTTAATCTTCTTCGATAAGGGCTGCCGCATTCACCGCAAACAAGCAATTCGGTCAGTGCATATTTTGAGCTATATTTACCAAGCTCGGTAATTGCTGTATCCGATTTCTTTTGTTTAGAACCTCTGCGTGCTTTTTCGGCTTGTACCATTTTAAAAATTGTTCTGTCAATAATCGGTGCATGATTATTGCTTACAAGATATTTCGGCAATTCGCCATTATTTTTCTTGGTCTTTTTACTTATACAGTCAACACAAAATGTTTTCTGCATTAAAAGATCACCGACATATTTTTCATTAACGAGTATTCCTTGAACGGTACCTTTTTTCCATTCAACACCTGTTCTGCTTGGAACACCGATTTCATTCAAGTGTTTTGCTATTTTTTCAACACTATATCCATCAAGATATAAAGAATAAATTTTCTTTATAACATCAGCTTCTTCAGGTACAATTTCCGGCTGACCGTCATCACCTTTTCTGTATCCGTATGTTTGGAAATTAAACGAGAATGTTCCATCGCTCATTCTTTTTCTTATGCCCCATTTGACATTATCGGAGATGTTTTCGCTTTCAGCCTGAGCCATAACGCTGTATAAGCCTATGAACATTTCACTGTCTGTTGTAAGTGTATCGATGTTTTGTTCTTCAAAGAAAACACCGATTCCCATAGCCTTGAGTCTTCTGACATAATTAAGGCTATCGACTGTATTTCTTGCAAAACGGGAAACCGACTTTGTAAGGATAAGATCAATCTTACCTTTTTCACAGTCTTTTATCATATCCTTAAAACGCTCACGCTTATTAACGAGTGTTCCGGATATTCCCTCGTCAGCATAAATTCCGACAAAGTGCCACTTCGGGTTTTTACAGATATGCTCCGTGTAATACTTAACCTGTGCATCATAGCTTTGAAGCTGGTCTTCTGAATCAGTCGATACACGGCAATACGCCGCAACATTCAACTGCTTATATTCATTTTTCTTTGAAGTAAGAAGCGGATTGGCTTCAATCTTTGTTACTGTTCTTACAGGCTGCATATTCAACCCATCCCCTTTCGGAATTTATTTCTTTATTATTTATAAACCTTATTGTTATGCTCCCGTCTGTATTGATAATGATTTTCTCAACAGTATCAGATAAAAGCTCATAATTAAGAGTTTCAGCCCTATCTAAAACCGAGAAATATTCTATCAATGCTTCGGTCACGTTCGAAAAATCTTCTTCACAACAATCGAATTTATCGCTCGCACAAGTTAAAATGAGCTTTTTTATAGGCTGAAATTGCAAGCCTGACTGGTCCATCATATATCTGATTTCATTTTCTTGTCGTCTGACTTCAAGGCTCGGATTATATAATTCATTTTTATTGCTTTCAAATTTCAGTAATTCGGGATTATTGATAACTGTGTTAAAAATAGAAATAATACCACTATACAAATGGTTATCATCCATAAATACTTTGCATTTACATTTTGAATCACAAATCCATTTTTCTCTGTTAGTATATTTACCTATTCGTCTGTATCGCTTGCCACAAGAACTGCAATATATTCTCTGTTTTATAAATCCGACTTCTTTTGAATCTTTTTCTCTTTTCCCGCCTTTATTGTTTCTTGTGCTCAAAGCAGCCAAAAAAGTGTTTTCATCAATAATTGCCGGATATTCTTCATCACCTATATAATGCTTGTTTTCTATGATTCGGGAAACCATATTCTTATTCCATGTGTTTTTGTCTTTGTAGTATTCAATACCCGCCGAAGTTAATTCATCAGCGATGTTTTTCAGCGTAACTCCCGATATGTAAGAAGCAAAAATACTTTTTACCGTTTCTGCTTCTTTATATATAATAGTATGTTTATCATTAACGACCTTATAGCCGTATAAGCACCATCTTGTACCCATTTATATTCTCACTTCCAATCTCAAACCGGAAATAATTTCAAACATCACTGTATCATCCGAATTGACAAAAACTGTTTTAACTATATCCGAGAAAATGCGACCATCAAATTTAATCAACGCTTTTGGGTATTCATTAAGCCGGCTTTTAAATTTTCTCAATTCTTCAATAACTTTTTCATCGTCATCGGCATTGATTGTTTGACTTCTCTTATTTCGTAAAGCAGTTATTTTTCTTTGTATATCAGATGTTTTCTCAAAGAAAGAAACATCGTCAATAATGTTTCTCATCTTGAGTGTACTATACATACTGTTTTGCTCACACAGCTTTGCTATTTCAGCATCTATTTCGCTTATTTCATCATTCAAGCCTGAAATTTTCGCTTTAGCCGATGTCAGTTGCAAAAGAGTACGGTCAATGATTTCCGACTCGTTTGCTCTTAACTTGTTATACATTTTAATAAACAGCTTTTGCAAAATTTCTTCTTTAATATTAGGAGTATTGCATCTTGCTCCGGCAACACCTGTTTTTGAACACACCCAATAGGTATCACCGCTGCTGATTTTCGGTTTATATGTCCAGCCGCAATTACCGCATTTTATAGCATTTGAGAATACACTTCTTGTGCGTGACCTGCTTTTCGATTTTTCTAATGCATTTTCTTTAAGTTTAGATTTAACCTTATCAAACATTTCCCGGTCAACTACACCCTCATGTGTATTACAAATATAATACCTGTCAGCCTCACCGTAATTCGGTCTGTTCCTCAAAGGAAAAATCTGTGGGGTATATGTTTTTTGAAGTAAGCTATCACCGACATACTTTTCATTACCGAGAATATATCTGATAGCTGAAACATTCCAAACCCTATCCGTGCTTTTTTCTTTATTCAGTTCTTCTGCAATTTTACCCATTCCCTTACCCGAAAGATATTCTCGAAAAATCCTATTTATTATTGGTGTAAATTCAGGAACAGGAATAAGGGTATTGTCTTCTGCTTTAAAACCAAACGGAACAGTATATATTGAATATTCTCCGTTTTTCATTTTCATCTGAAAAGCTGTCGAAACTCTTTTTGAAGTTGCTAATGCTTCGCTTTGAGCAAAAGCGCTTTTAACATACAATATCATTTCGGAATTCATATTGTCCGTATCAATGCCGTCATTTTCAAAAAGAATCGATGCACCGTAGGATTTCAAAAGTCGTATATTTTCAATACATTCAAGGGAATTTCTTGCAAAACGGGAAATGCTTTTTACAAGTATTCGGTCTATCTTGCCTTTCTTTGCATCAGACATCATACGCAGAAACTCATCTCTTTTATTTACGCAAGTTCCCGTAATCCCTTCATCGGCGTAAATGTCAACGAGAATCATATTTTCGCTTCTGCGTATGAAGTCGTTATAATATTTAACCTGAGCTATAAAAGAGTTAATCTGATCGTCAGAGTTTGTTGATACTCGGCAGTACGCAGCAACTCTTAATACTTTATCTGCATTTGTTCCTATTGTCGGTCTGATAATTTGTACCTCTTTCATTGCTCAAGCCACCTTTCATATATATTTTATTGATTTTTTATGTAAAGTCGAATGTGCGATTTTATCGGGGTGCAAAGTTAAAAACAACTCTGCACCCCGAATAATTTATATTCCTACATCGGAATCACGCCGAAAATCTTTCCGATAGTAACAAGGAAAAATGTCAGGTATAAACCCGGTAAAACCATTAAACTGTGAATCATATTAAATCCCCCGTAGCATTAAAATATAATAGCTTTACAGCCCTGCTGTTCAGCATTTTTAGTATTAAGTCTGTCAAAAACTTTTCTGTCGATACTGCCGTTTTCATACAATCTTTTAAGGACAGAAAAAATCATCAGGTATGTCATTTCACTTTTTAACTGATTGTTCAATAGCATCCTCCTTAAAATCTTTGTTCAATTACCTGTTTTCCGTTTCCGTTGTATATCTGAAAAATCTGATTGATATGCTTTTTTACGCCGACAAGCTCCAAGTCTGTTTTTATGTTATTGCGTATTGTGATAGGATCAACCGCTCTCAGTCTCCAAACAAGCCTGTCTCTGTCATACACATCGTTATATAACTGAATGAATTTACATACCGCAATGACTATTTCAAGCTTAAGAGAATCGGTATTACCCTCCCACGCATCGGCAATCACATTCAATGCCTCAACATAAAAATCTTCCCCGACAGTTCTGTACATCCAGAGAGCCGTGCTTATACATCTTAAATGATAAGGGCAGTTTACATCTGTCATTTCAAGAACGATACCCGTACTTTCGGTTGCCTTTTTAAAAGCGATTGCCTCCGGTTCCTTGCCGAAAACCCAAGCTCTCATTCTTTCACCGGGTGTAGGCTTTGTTGCTGTGCCATTCTGCATCGCAAAAAGCAAAGCTTCTTTTTTTTCGGTAAGACCTGAATAAACCTTGCAAAGAATAGGCAAATCCATTCCGTTATTCATTACTTTTCTCGCCGCTATTGTATGCTGCCCATCAAAAACATAATAGCATCCGTTGCGGTAGCTGACCTTTGGTTCGTTGGCAATCATTTCGTCAAACTCCGAAACGATTTTATTAATACGGCTTTCATTCAATTCCCTCTGATAATCATTACCGAGAATGGTTAAATGACTGCTGTTTATCCATTGCATAGAATAAACGGGTTTTCTTAAAGCGGTCTGTCTTGTTTTAGGCATAAAATGTTTCTCCTTTCAATTCTTCAACATAGTTAATTGCTCGTTGCATTACTTCCATAACTTTTGTAGAATACTGTTTTTCACTTAGTAACCTCGGATAATCGTCGAACAGCATTTCACAGCTTTCAATCATCAAATCTATTGCACCGCTCAATGTGCCGAGAGCACCTTCTTCGCTTACAGCCGGCTTAATCTTTCTCATATCGGATTTGATATTGCCTATCATTGCTGACATTTCCCTTGAAGGTTTTTTTGAAGAAGGTCTGGGCATCCTGAGATTTTCAGTTAATTCCCTGCGTTCTTCGGGTGGAGCTTTTGCAATAGCCGAAATTTGTGAAATCGGCTTCTTTATTCCACCAGAAAGAATTTCCTCTTTAATGCCCGGAACAGCTTCCTCTGCAGCATCAACACCTTTTGCAAATGCATCTGCTTTTTGAACATATGCTTCAGATTTTCCACATTCGTTTGCAATTCGTTTTCTTGTCAAATTGTTTGTTTTGCCTTTTTCCTGCAAGAGATACTTTGTATCTCTTGCGGAATCAGCATTTTTATTTGCTTCAAACCTATCTGGTGAACCGTAAGCCAGTTTCTCAGCATCATATCGTTTTCCTATAAGGTATGCTTTGTTTTTTTCAGTTAAATTTCTTCTGCCAAGCTGGTTATTACATATCCAAGACATTGCCGCAAACTTATTGGGAAAGTCTTTCTCAATAACACGATATTTAATATCGGGATGTTCGGAAAGAATCTGATAGCGATGATGACCGTCAATAATAAATCCGTTCCAAGTGAATATCGGTGTGAAAATTTCGCCTTCAGATAAGATATTGCTTACAAGCAGTTCAAATTCATCATCTGTCAGCGGAGGTATCAGTTTTTCAAATTCAGGATTGATTTTTAATGTATCAAGCATAATCTTCTCCTTATATATCCAAGCTGACATAAAGTGCTTTTTCTATTTCGTTCATTTCACGCCTTGAAACTTTACCGATATATTCAATCAGTCTTGATTTATCAATCGTCCTGACCTGTTCCAATAAAGCAATTGACTTTTTAGCAAGACATTCGTTTTGAAGTTCTACATGAACCGGAAGTTCCTTTTTGTAACAGCGGCTTGAAACAGCTATCACAATGATTGTCGGACTGTACTTGTTTCCGATATTGTTTTGAACAACAATGACAGGCCTTTCCCCGCCTTGTTCAGAACCGATCACAGGACTTAAATCCGCTAAATAAATATCTCCTCGTTTTACTTCCATCAACAAGCCTCCATCATCTCAAAGTAATATGGATAAGATTCATCCTCACAGAAGTTATATCTTTCCGGGATGAGCATAACGCCGTCTTCCGTATATCTTTTTAAACGCTCGGTTAAAAAAGGTATATTGTCCGGTATTAAATCTTCAAGTTCAAGAAACTCTTTAACAGTCATTTCATAAAACCATTCGGGGTTTTCTGTAAATCCGTTTAATTCAAAAATGTCGCATACATATTGATGTCCTTCGTATGCATCAAGAAATCTGAAATCATATTCGTTTTCATACATTTCATGCGTAGACTCAAGAAGCAGTCTGATGAGCAAACCGTCTATTTCATCGGAGCCGATCATTGAGATTGCATCGGATACCGAAAGATTCATTAACTCATAGATGCTTTCTATGCATGTCATTTCTAAAATTTCATCTCGTTTTTTGACAGTGTAACTACTTGTCCTTTTCATTTTGGTTTGTCCTTTCATATGTAGATTTTTAAATATACATTTCTTCCCGAAATAAAGGCTATGTAAAAAAGCGAACTGAACAAAGTCAATTCGCCTGAATTTTTATAATTTTACATTCACCTTTATTTGTCCTCGACACCCCAAGGTATTGGGAAGTTATCACACGGCTGATAGCTTTCAGCTCCATAGGAATCTCACCTCCGGTCTTTACGTGCCGGCCACGACAGATGTATCATTATGCCTTTTACCGGTCATCGCCTTATCGGGAGCCACCCGATATTTTCAGTGTTGCTATATCGCTCAAGAGTTTTATTATTCCGTCATGGCGCACACACTGCTCGGCTCGTAAGTAAAAGGAATGTATGTGATAAATGTATATTCAATTTTCAAGGTTCAGAGGAATTTGTCCTCCCACTTCTATACCGCACATTTTTGAGGTGCTTGCCCCGAAAAAAATTGAAATTTTTTCAAAAAATCAAAAATTTAAAATTGTTTTTTTGAGTTTTATCAGTATTTTTTTCTTTCTGACATTAACCTGCGTTTTTGAAATACCAGTTTTTTCTGAATATTCCCTTTCCGTCATAACAGGTTTATTTAAATAAAGAGCATAAATTAAATCTGCTTCATCTTCCGGTAACATAGCTATAGCTTCATACATTTTATCTATCCTATATGAGAGCATCGCACTTTCTTCAACATTAACATTTTCATCTGGAATAGCTTCATGTAATGTTATTTCTTCTTGCTCGTCAATTTCCTCGTCCATTGATATGGTCATGTAGCCCATTTCCATATAAGCGGTGTAATTTCTTTTTCTCTTAATGTCGGCACTATGCCATTCGTTGTACTTTTGCCTTGTAGCTTCTAAAACAATAGTGTCCGTCTCGGAAAATTCATCTATGTATTCAATGAATCGCCTATGCTTATTTTCAGGTTTACTTTTAAGCTCAAAAAACTCCACACCGGTCATCTCAACCCATTCGGGATTTATCCCGTTGCAGTTTTCGTCTTTCCATCTGTAATACTTTTTAGCCATTATGTAATCTCCTTTGAATTTTTGAATTTTGACTTGATTTCAAAAATTCGGAGATTACGGATATTCAGCTTCATAACAAAGCCACTTGTAAAACATAAAAAATCCTTTCCGCCGAGTATGGTTCACAAGCGGAAAGGATTGCAAAAGAATGGCTTGTCCTGTTTTTTCGGAAATGAGCATAACAAAACAGGCAGACGCATTTTGACATATAAAGCAACTGTTATCGTTACTTTTGTTGTCTTTGCAATCTACCGCTTGTAATGGCCATCTCCAAGCTATGAAGATTATTTTTAAGCATTTCGCTTATCTCAAAGTCTTCGGTAAAAAGGCTTTGAGATAAACAAAACATCATTGAATTTTATAAATAAAAAACGACAGAATGAACCTATCCTCATTTGAAGATAAAGATTCGCTCTGTCGTCGTGCGCTCTGGCGTTTAATATTTTCAGTTTTTATTCTTTGGATTTTTAATATTTATTACTTTTAATGTGCCATCAGGATTGGCAATTATTTTTGTTTCGCAGCCTTTAATTATCAGAAAAATCACCTTATTGTCATCCGATATATCAAAAATTCGCTTGTTATCGGAATTTCGTATTTCTTTCATGTTAATCTTCCTTTTTACATAATTTACCATATTGTTTCTGAAAAAATTGTCGGTTTGTCTTATTATCAATAAAAATATTACAAATGAACTCGATTCCCGAAGAAAAGAAAATGCCACGGCAACAAACCCTCATTATGTGAGGATTTGCCTCGCCGTGGCTACGGAGTTATATATGAGCTGGAACAGGACTTATTTATTGCCTGCCCGTCGGTATATACATATCAAGACAAGTTCAATATGTGAGCTGAAACAGGAATTACCGAACAAATACGAACCTGCTCGTCGGCATATTGGAAATATATTTTATTATAAATTTGAGAAGTTATTGGGTGGAAAGACTTTTATTAACGAACCGTCTTTTTTTGACGGTGTCATTATTTGGTCGCACGTACATTTTTTACATCTCACTTTAATTTTTCCACTACTATTTATATATCCGAAAACCAGTTCGCCGCAATTAGGGCAAAACCACTTGAAATACTGCCATTTTTCACTCATTTATTACAACTCCATTATTACATTTTCTTTATGACAAACTTAAGAACCCCTTGTATAGTCAATTTATCAATTTCAATTACTCTATCAGGATAACGGCTTTGATTGCAGTATAACAATTCAAATTTTTTTGTAACATTATTATATCCATTAAACTTTTTTAAGGTGTTTTGCCCCTCATCATCAAGAGCAACTACAATATCTCCGATCTCCGCTGTTTGTGCAGGTTCTATAACCAATACATCACCGTCATGTATTCCCGCATCTTCCATTGAGTCAAATTTTGCAGTTAAGAGATAGTAATTACCATTACCAAAAATAGAACAAGGTAAATTAACATATTCTTCAACAACTGAATCCTCAACATTTGGATCACCGCAGGGAATACCTCCTACAAGCGGAGTATAATTACCACTGATAGAAATCTTGCGAATATAACCTGTTACGATTTCGCCGTTGCAGTATTCTATCATTCCTGATTCGTCCATAGAAACAAGGTAACGCTGAACACTTGATTTAGCAAGATTGAACTTTTCCGATATTTTTCTTATCGTGGGAGTATTATTGAAATCCCGAAAATAATCGTTTATGAAATCAATCATATTTATCATAAGCTCTTTATTCTTGCTTCTCATTTAATCACTCTCGTTTCTATCGGGGACTTGTGTCCCTCTTGTGCGATAAGTATATCAGAACATTTGTTCTGTGTCAATGCATAAAAAGAGAGTTGGTAGAGAATACTACCAACTCACGAAAAAAAGTTATAAAAACGCCGAAAAATAGGTGTTTTAAATTTAACCGTTAGTACGATATGATTTTATTACTTCCATAGCCATATT